GGGTTGTTCAAGCTCCAGTCTTCTACCGTCCTGACGGTAGTTCTAATGCGCCGTATGCTGCTACTCTTCCCTATGTTACTGGTGTTATTCCTACTGTTCCGTCGCGTGATAATGTCAAGAATATTTATGCTCCGACTAATTCGCCATATACTAATTCTCCGCTTCTTGGTGATGGTGTTCCTCTTTATCAGCTTAGACAGGCTAATTTTGACCTTGATTATTATACCGCTGCTACTCCTGCTCCTCAAGCCGGTGGCGCTGCTACACTTACCTTTGATGTGTCTGTAAATCCCGACACTGGTGACGGTACTGGTAGCTTCTCTATCGCTTCACTTCGTTCCGTTAACGCTATTCAGCAGTGGATGGAAAGAAATGGTCTTGTCAATTATGACTATGCTGAACAGACTTATGTTCAGTATGGTGTTTATCCTAAGCGTAATCTTGACAAGTGTGTTTATCTTGGTCGCTACTCTGAGCCTGTTTACAATCGTTCGGTTTTCCAACAGTCTCCGCAGGCGCAGGATTCTTCCAATTCTCGTAACCCTTTTCAGGGTCTTGCAGCCAAATTCGGTTCATCTGCGTCAAATGGTAAGGGATTGCTCTTCGATAATTTTAAGTGTACTGACCATGGTTTTCTGCTTGTTATGATGTCTCTCCGTCCTTACGCTTATTATGGCACTGGTTGTGACCGTGAGCTCACTGCTAAGTATGTCGGTGATATTCCTTTCCCTCTCCTGTCTTCGGTAGGTGACCAGCCTATTTACAATTACGAACTTATGGGCTTGCCTGGTTCAGGTTCTGAGCAGGTGGTTACAAACCAGATTTTCGGATGGATTGACCAGTACGCTCATGCTAAGACTATTAACGATAGTGTTCATGGTGAGCTCCGTGATGGTGGTAAACTTGATTCTTTTGTTCTTCAGCGAACTTTTTATCCTGGTTCTGGTGCTTTGGAGATTTCACATGATTTCCTTGAAATTCCTGAGGATTTCCTTGATCAAGTTAAAGAAGTGCAAAATAGCGTTATTCCTGTTGATTATTGGATTAGTGTTTATCTTAATACCAACAAGATTTCGCCGCTTCCTATTTATTCTGTCCCTACGCTTGGTAGACTTCCGAACACTCATACTGAGTTTGTTTCTCGTAAACATTCCACTATTTAACGTGCGGTTACTGCGGAGATGAGTGTGATGAACTCTATCCACCTACCGAAATACCCTCGGACTTGTCGCCGAATGGCGATGCAAAACGGTAGTGTCGGTAAATTTGCATCCATTTCCGTCGTAAATGCTCCTGCGTTCGCTTTTATGCGTTACGTTTGAATAACAGTTAATAATTCCGCGTGAATGATGGCAGTAGTAGCGTAATGATTTAATTTACTTGTAAATTCATTCATTACGTTACGCTATCATCACGCAACTAATCTATTTATGAAATGAAGCAGAAAAATCTAAAGTATCGCGCAGGTCGAGATATTCTCCCTGTTGAAAAGGCTGATGCCGTTAATATTACCGACCTCATCGAGAAGGATGCTATTCAAGACAAGTCTGTACCGGCTTTGTTCAATGCTATTGAGACATCAGCCGATATAGGTGGTCGTGTGCGCAATCAGTTCGACATTTTGGAATATCAGACCTCAGTTTCGCGCATTCGTGGAGCGCGTAAAAAGACATCTTCGGCTACTAAGTAGTAGCCGAGGGTGTCAATCCCCTTTATGGGGTGCTTTGTGAAGCACAAAGCAGAACCGCTATATAGTTCAATAAATATAGCGGATTGACACACATTTGAAAATCAAATATTTACGCTATGGATTACAAGATGATACACCCGAACGGCTCTCCGTTCAGCTATCAAGAGCGCAAAAGTGAGCAGACCGCTCGTGAAAATGCTAATATATCGTCTAAGCTCATTAACATGATTATATCCCTGTTCAAATAATATGGCAAATGGTGATGGTTGGCGTCGTTTCAAAAAATGGTGGAAAGATAAAATCGGAGACAATTTCCACGCTGAGACACGCGACAATAATGAAGGTGTTGGACGCTTTCTTAACGGTATAGATAACTTCTGGAATCGCATTACTGGCTCTGGTCTTACTGACGCTGAGCGTGAAGCCAATGCTTATAGTGCTGCACAGGCTGAGGAGCAGTACGCCCGTGAAGTCGAGTTTTATGAGAAGTACCAATCACCTAAAGCAATGGCTTCTCAAGGTGTTAATCCTTTCGGCTTGTCCGGTAGTGCTGGCGGTCATTCTGCCTCCGGTGGTTCTCCTCAATCCGTTTCTCCTCAGGGCGCTGAAGGTTTGTCCGGTCTCTTTTCGCTTGTTTCCGGTATTTTTGGCATGGTACAGGATAAACGAAGGACTGACAGTCAGGTTGAGCTTAATTCTGCTCAGACTGCATTGCTTGGTCAGCAGACTATTGGTGAGGAAAATAAGAATAATGTTTTTGGTGTTGTTCATAATCTCACTGTTGATCAGATTCAGACCGCTATTGCTAAGGATAAACAGTCTATTAAGGAAAGTATTCAGCGTATTAGGGAGTCTGTTCAGAATATCAAGGAATCTGAAAGTCGTATAGAAGTCAATGGTGCTACTATTGAGCTTAGAGGTTCTGAGAAAGAACTTAATGCTGCTAAGGCTGTTGTAGAAAAACTTAATGCTCAAAGGCTCTCGCTTCTTATGCCTTATGTTAAGGCTCGTGAAGAGGCTGCGCTTGCTTATTCGAAAGCAAAAACTGAAGAAGCAGTCCGTAATGCTGAGAAACTTATGTATGATGCGAATTTGTCTATGCTTAAAGGCATGGTCGAAGCTGATTTGATTGAAGGCGGTTATTATGAGAATCTTGTTTCGTCTTCGGAATATGAGGTCATTACTTCCGAATGGAAATCTAAATCTGCAAAGCGTGATTATAAGTGGAAGCCAGTTAACGATGTTTGCAGCAACCTTTCTAAAATTTGTGTCGGTGCTGCTTCCGTTATCAGTTCTGTTAAAGGCGTCGGTACTGGAGTCCCTCCTGTTGCTGGTGTTCCCGCTTATCAGAATGATCCAGCGCTTACTGCTCCTATGATTTGGTAATTAAATTTATTTTATTACCTTTGTTTCAGTTCTTTGACATTTGGTCCTCGCGCGCTATCGTATGAGGTTAAGATAGTACTACTGATTTGTAGTCTTAGGTTAATATTTTGGATGACATAATGTTGATTGTGTAACAAAATATGGTTCAATTTTATCCCGTTCATCGTTCGGACATTGATAGAGGTAATTTTCCTCTTAATCACGATGTCATTTTGAAAGTATGCTATTATCGCGGTACACCTGTCCGCAAGGCATATTTTAGTACTCGTTCCATTGACACTGGTGTGTTATGTGATGTAATTTCAAAGCTGCCAATGGTACACGCAGTTGAAGTTGTATCAGTTGAACAAATTAACAATACTTTCTAATATGTACAGATTAACTCTTTTCCTTTTTTTTGTGTCTGCTGCTTGTTTCGTTACTGCTTGCGGTGGTACTACCGTCAAGGTTAAACAGTCCAGTGACGGTGTTAACGCTACTGTTAGTGTGCAGACAAACAATCCCACTAATGTGGATGTTACCCCGTCGGTTTCCGTTAAGCTTGACGACTTAACCGAGCTTCTTAACGTTGCTCAGGACACTTTGTCGTTTGACAGTAATGGTGAAATGACTATCGGTCCTGATGTTATTCGCAAGATCGTAAAGTCGTACAAGTGATGCGTTATTACGTTTATACGGAATATACTGACAAGGGAGTGAGGGTTTTTCACTCCCTCCTCCCTTTTCTTCATCTCTTTTTTGATTGTCGCTATGTTGGTAGATATAAGAAATAGGACTAGCGCTTCACCTGTCAAAATTCCTCCGAAATTCCAAGCGTACATCTATCGTTGGTGTGATTTAGGTGATAGCCTTTACAAGGTTGTTATAGCTGAATCTCAAGTGCATGCTGACCAGTATGTCCGTGATTGGTGCTTCCGTGAAGGTATTGAGCAGGACGCTTTCTTTTATTTTCTTGGCGTTATTGATTACGAGGTAGTCGGTATCGCTGGCGATGATTACTACAAATAATTACTTTTTTAGCTATGTGTTTGTGTCTCTCTCCTCTTGATTATGAGGATTGTATTACTCACGAGATTAAGACTATTTTGATCCCTTGTGGTAACTGTTACGAATGTCTACTCCAGGAACAAAATTCGTGGAAGATAAGAATGATTGAAGAAAGTAAGGTTTGGAAAAATGCTTATTTCTTTACTCTTACATATGCTCCAAAGAATTTACCTCTTAATGTGGTTGCAGAGTCCCCAGAAGGTCGTGAGATTGTTGGCGAGTTGCGTGGTACTCATAATGTTTCTAATTTGCTCCTTGATTCTTATGAGAGTGTAGTTTCGACTGCTTGTAAGGACGATATTCAATGCTGGTTAAAGCGTTTCCGTACTACTTATATCCGTAATAAGGCTCGTTCTCTTGGTGTCTATGTTCGTGACATTACTTCCGATAAGGTTTTATATGATTTGCTTAAACCTCGTTTTAGTTATTTTATAACTGCGGAGTATGCTCCCTCTGGTCATTATGTGGATAGGCGTGGTCAACTTCGTAAATCTACTGAGCGCCCTCACTATCATGGTATAATCTTTACTTCTTTATCTAGGGTTGAGATGCTTCCTTTGTTTGCTGACTGGCGTTCTCGCTTTGGTTTCGTTAAGTTTGACAAGGTTAGGCAACGTTCTGATGAAGCTAATAAAGTATCCTCTTGCGCTAATTACTGCGCAAAATACTGTGCTAAGGGTTGTTTTCAGTCTCGTCTTAATGATGTCATTGACGGTATTATTGAGAAACCCTGGCGCATTATGAGTAAAGGTATTGGAAAGTCGTATATTGATAACATGAAGTCTAAACATTTGTTTCGTCATTCTTTTGAGACTTACAATCAGTATGTAGATTCCGTGTTGTCTCGTATGTACTATTTCGATGGTGATTACAAATATAAACTACCCCGTTATTATTATGAACGTATCTTCTACAAACGTATCCCGGTTATCAGGGAAGTCTTCCGTAAAGACGCCTTTTTCCCTGTGGTCACTTACAGGTATATACAAACGAGTATGCTTTCGGCTGACATGCAGATTATCATACGAAATCGCCCTCTTGCTTTGTATCAGCAACGATTTGAGATCTGCCGAGCCTCGTATCCGCACTGGTCGGATGACGAAATACATTCTTACCTGTTCAAGTGTGAACAATCTTCTCTCGAATCTCGCGCAAATGTTGCTCGGTCGAAGCTCCACAAGTTTTACAAAGAAAACGAATTAAAAAACCCTCAATTAATGGCTTGTTAATATGAAAACACCTAATTTTTTGGCTAAGGCCCCTATCGACATTCCGAACCGAAGCGGTTTCGCAATGCCGCACGAGTATATGACCTCTGGTCGCGTCGGTACTCTTATTCCTGTCCTCTGTAAGTCTTTTCTCCCGAACGAGACTGTTTCTTGTGAGCTTGCTTTTGAAGCTGAACTCCCTCCAATGGTCTCAAATTTTTTCGGTAGGTTGGACATATGTTTCGAAGCGTTCTGGATTCCAAAATATCTCCTTTGGGGTGGTTGGGATTACTTCATGACGCATCCGACTGATAATCCTGTTTATCCAGAAGGTACTCCAGTAGCTGCTCAACCTCATTGTATGCCTCATATCTCCGCTCAGGTTGGTTCAAACAACAAATTACTTGTAGGTCGTGGTACTTTAGGCGATTACCTTGGCGCTAAGTCTACTGATGCAGTTCCGTCTAGTAATGCTGCTTCTCCTCTTTCGCTTAATGCTCTTCCATTCTTGGCTTATCATCGTGCCTACCATGACCACTATCGTAATAGGGTTGTTCAAGC